TGGATAAGTTAAGTGAATTGCAGGCGGAAGCCAAAGAAGACCTTATTATATTTGATGGAATTAATGATGAAGACCTACACCAACAATCCTATAAAAATCAAATCATCAAACCTAAATGGTTAGACTATAAGTCTAAGTACCGTTTGTTTACGTTTCAATTGAAGGCTGATCACAAGAGATTGTATCGCCAGAAATGGGAATATTACGGTGGTAAATCTGATGCTAAGATTTACGCTGCAAAACCGTTTGATCTAAAAGTTTTAAAAACTGACCTTGGAGTTTATATAAATTCTGATGACGATATCATTGACATAGAATTAAAAATTGAATACTATGAAACACTAGTACAATTTATTGAAGGTGTGATTAAATCAATTGATAATCGTAGTTGGGATATCAAACACGCCCAAGATTGGAAAAAATTCTTGGCTGGAAGTTTCTGATGAAGGAGTGGGTTGGTCACTATAAAAATATTATAGATGATGCCGGATGCAAATCTATAATGAATTATCCTTGGGATTGGAACGCTTCAACTTATTCAAATAACAAAGGTGTTTCTGATAATAGTGAAGAACGAGTTAGAATGGATGAATGTTGGTGTGTTGATCTCAATAAACCGTATCCATTACTAAAAAATTCTGTCATTGAAGTTATGAACATATATGCAAAAGAACATGACAGATTTTCTTGTGTTCATCATACAGATTTTAGATTAAACCGTTACGGTGTTGATGGATTCATGTCGCCTCATTGTGATAATATTCATCACTCTCATGGTCAGAAATATGGATATCCTCAAGCAACGGTTTTGTTTTTCTTAAATGATAATTATGAGGGAGGAGATTTTTATGTTGCAGGGGAAAAATATGTTCCTAAGGCTGGGTCTGCAATAATTTTCCCGTCAAACTTTATGTTTCCACATGAAGTTAAAAAAGTTACAAAAGGTGAAAGGTGGAGTATAGTATCATGGTTGATGTAAAAGTAAAAATAGATGAGTATGCAGCATTTCCTACAATGGTTTATAAATTTACTGCTGATTTAGGTTCTAATGAACATGCACATATGGCATCATATATTAGGAATTGTAAAGATATGCAGACAGAAGATGATCTTTATAAGATATCCTCTTTCAAACCTTTAGTAGAAACTGTGCAACACACATCAAAAGATATTTTAAAAAAATTAGAATATAATTATCAAAAATTAGAAATGACTAGTATGTGGGGAAATTATTTAAGAGAAGGTGAATCACATCCACCTCATACTCATTCAAATAATTTGTGGTCGGGTGTATATTTTGTTGAGAGTTCTAAGGGGTCATCTCCAATACAATTTTTTGATCCTAGACCCCAAGCTCACAATTTACAACCAGAGAATAAACCAAACTGGCAAAATTCTGGTATGTTGCAGTTTAGTGCTGAAGTTGGTACTGGTTTGATTTTTCCAGCATGGTTGATGCATTGGGTTCCAACAACAGAAGCAGATCGTGTAAGTGTTTCTTGGAACATATTGCTTCGTGGTGATTATGGTTCTCGTCAAGATTATCAATATGCTTATATCTAAGAAAAATGAAGTTTATATAAAACTTGAAAACGTTGAACCTTCAACCAGCGCAGAGTTGAATGATTTTTTTACCTTTGAAGTTCCAGGCTTCAAATATATGCCTGCTTACAAAAATAAAATGTGGGATGGTAAGATAAGACTTTACAACATTGTCACAGGGGAAATTTATATGGGACTCCTTCCCTATATAGAGGAGTACCTTAAAAAAAGTGGTGAAAATTATGAACTGGAAGACGGACTCAGAAGTGAAAGAACAGTGGCCAGAAGTGTGGTGCAGGGTTTTATACGAGGACTTAGACCCAAGCTTGGTGGACGTAGAATTGAAGTACGAGATTATCAAATTGATGCCATTACCCATTCTATTTCCACAAATCGTTCTTTGCTTATTTCTCCTACTGCTTCGGGTAAGTCATTAATAATTTATTGTCTTGTTCGTTACTACCATATGATGGAATTGAAAACTTTAATTCTAGTTCCAACCACATCTCTGGTTGAACAATTATATAAAGATTTTGAAGATTATGGGTGGAGCTCTGGTACATATTGTCAAAAAATATATCAAGGACATGATAAAAAAGTAACCAAGGATGTTGTTATTTCAACTTGGCAATCTATTCACAGGATGCCCAGACAGTATTTTAGACAGTTTGGGGCAGTGTTTGGGGATGAGGCTCATTTGTTTAAAGCAAAATCTCTCACTGGTATTTTAACAAAACTTGACACTTGCAAGTATCGTTTTGGATTGACAGGTACACTAGACGGAACTCAAACACACAGATTGGTGTTAGAGGGATTGTTTGGTAAAGCAAAATACGTTGTGACAACTAAAGAATTGATTGATAATAAAACATTAGCAGATTTAGAAATTAAATGTATAGTTTTAAAATATCCTGATGAGGATAGAAAAATAGTAAAGGAGTTTGACTATGGAGCAGAATTGGAATATATCGTTACAAAGAAGAAAAGGAATCTATTTCTTTGCGATCTTATGGGCCATTGCAATGGTAATACCCTCTGTTTATTTCAGTTTGTAGAAAAACATGGTGAAGTTTTATATAAATTAGTAAAAGATAAATACAAAGATAGAAAAGTATTTTTTGTTTATGGTGGTGTCAGTACTGACACTAGAGAAGAAATAAGAGAGATTGTAGAAAATGAAAAGGATGCCATCATTGTTGCCAGTTATGGGACTTTTAGTACTGGTATCAATATTCGGAACATTGGTAACATCGTGTTCGCCAGTCCCAGTAAAAGCAAAATCAGGGTTCTTCAGTCACTTGGCCGTGGACTCCGACAGCATGGGGGTGGTAAGACCTTACGGCTCTATGATATTTCCGATGATCTTTCCATAGATTCTAAACTTAATTTTACGTTGAGACATTTTAGAGAACGTATAAATATCTATAAGGAACAAAAGTTTCGATTTAAAATAGATAGGATAAAACTATGAATGACATAATCAGAGTCTTTAAATTCTCCAATGGCGAAAGTATTGTTGGAAGCATATTTGATAATGATGATTTGTTTGACTTCAATAAACCACTTCAAATAAGCTTCCCACTTAAATTGCATGTAATATCAAAAATGACTAGAAATGGACCAGCTGATTCACTAAGTTTGACTCCGTGGGTTCATCCTATGTCAGAAGAAGAGTATATTGATATTAATGCTCAAAATGTAATTATGACAGCCCCAGCATCATCTGGTCTAATTAAATATTATAATCATTGCATAAATCAATTTGAATTTCATGAGCAACCTGATGAGGAATTTAATCTAGATGCTACTGATGATGAATTAGATGATATTGAACTTGAAGAGACTATAGAAGAATTCATGAATATTAAAACTATTCACTGAACTAACTACAAGCTTAATGTACACTATTTTTTATGACTTGTCAATACTCCTTTAAAATTTAAATGGGTCTTGACAATATCAGTCAACTCTGTTAGTATCAATATAGATTAAAGGAGTACCTATGGCGAAAAAGAAAAGTGTGCATTATGTCGATAATAAGGCATTTCTGGTAGCAATGTCAGAGTGGAGAGACAAGTGCAAAGAGGCTGAAGAAGAAGGTGAAATAAATCCACCGCTGACTAATTATATCGGCGAGTGTTTTCTAAAGATTGCGACACACCTATCATATCGGCCAAATTTTATTAATTATTCATATAGAGATGAAATGATTTCTGACGGTATACAGAATTGTTTGCAATATGCATACAATTTTGACCCTGAGAAATCAAAGAATCCTTTTGCGTATTTCACTCAGATAATTTACTATGCATTTTTGCGTAGAATACAGGCTGAGAAGAAACAGGTTCATATTAAGAATCAATCCATAGAGAAACAACACTATGAGGCCTACACCACTATGGAAGGTGATAATACCGTTTATACTATTGATGAGACTTTAATGAATAATATGCTTCCCGATGAGGATGTATATAAACCAAAGAAGAAGGTTTCAACTGAAAAAAAAGGACTAGAAAACTTTATGGATGAAGATATTGATAAGGTAGTAAAACTAGGTGAAGATCGTTGAAGATTGCTTTAATTACAGATACTCATTTTGGTGCAAGAAATGACAATGTAAATTTTAACGAATACTTTTTTGAGTTTTATGAGAATCAGTTTTTTCCATACTTAAAGGAACATGGTATAACCGATGTTGTCCATCTTGGCGATGTGATGGACAGAAGGAAATATGTGTCCTATCGTATTGCGAAAGATTTTCGTGAGAGGTTTGTTGATAATTTTAAAAATATAAACTTTCACATGCTTGTTGGGAACCACGACACCTTTTATAAGAACACTAACGATGTAAACTCACTACATGAACTTGTGGACGGTAGATACAAAGATATCACCGTTTATGATAAAGCAACAGAAGTAGAGTTTGATGGGTGTAAGCTTCTATTTGTTCCGTGGATTAATGCAGACAATATGTCTCACACAATGAAAATGTTACAAACATCTGATGCTCAAATTTGCATGGGTCATTTAGAATTGAATGGTTTTGAAATGCAGAAGGGTATGGTCATGGATCATGGCTGGGACAAACAAGAGTTCAAAAGATTTGATATGGTGATGAGTGGTCACTACCATCATAAATCAGATGACGGTCAAGTTTATTATCTTGGTACGCCATATGAAATCTATTGGAATGATTGGAATGATCCCAAGGGATTCCATGTGTTTGATACAGAGAAGAGAGAGCTAGAACGGATTGTTAATCCTCTTACTATTTTCTCTAAGATTTTCTATGATGACAGTCAAGAAATTAATGATGATATGTCATTGTACAAAAATAAGTATGTTAAACTGGTTGTGGTTAATAAGAAAGACCTTTATCAGTTTGATAAATTTGTTGATAAGTTGTTGCAGGCTGATTGTCATGAGGTAAAGATTATTGAGGACTTTTCAGAGTTAGACGCAAGTAATGTATCAGATGATATCGTTGAGAATACCGAAGACACGATGACGTTGCTTGAACGTTACATTGATGATCTGGATGTTACCCTAAGTAAAAGTAGACTCAAAAATACAATGAGAACTCTATATACTGAAGCACAAGATTTAGAAATATGATTGTTAATACATTATGGGGTGAAGAAAAAGTAGTTGAAACAAAAGAATGCAGAAGGTG